TGCGCTTCCAGCGTTGCTCCTGCCTCAACATCTGCCTCGATCTGAGCGTCTTGCTCAGGGGTACTGTCAGGCTCAGTGAGCGGAGCGGCTTGCTCAAACGTCGGACCTGCGGCTGCCGGTGCGACCACATCCTCGAGCGCCTGCAGGGCGGCGGTAAGGCGCTGCGCGTCTTCGGCGCTGATGGTGCCGCTGGGGTCGACAGGGACGCCCAGCGTCTGCAGTGCCAGCGTCACCTCGGGTGTGATGGGCAGAGTGACGGGGCCGCCCGTCTGCGCCTGTGTGATGGCGTCGTTGATGATGGCGACGGTCTCGTCGGGGATCTGCAGCTGTGCGGCCTCTGCGGCTGCCTCAGCGCGTGCCATCTGCCGCGGGCCCTCGACCCGGAAGCCGAAGCGGCGATACAGGTCGAGCCCGCTGTCCTCGCCGTAGCGCGCCGCCATGGTCTCGAAGAACGCGGTCGACAAGGCAGCGTTGGCTTCTGCCTCGCGCTGTGACCGCCCTGCGCGGCGCAGCTGCCCGTAGATCGCGTCGTAGACCTGCCGGCGCTCCGGTGCCATCTCGGCCATCCGGCTCTGCTCTTGGATCTGCTGCTGGATCTCGTTGTAGGTCTGGTTGATGCTCTGCGCTTCGGCAGGCGTCGAGCCTGCGGGCGTGAACGAGCCGTTGTCCCGCAGGAAGTCGCCATCGGCACCCCGCAGGCCAGCACGGGCGAGGCCCTCTGCCGTCACCGAGATGCGACCGCCAGAAGCCAGCGCGGCCTCAAAGTCTTCGGCAGTGCCGCCGAGCCTGACCACCTCGGTGACCGGGTCTTTGTTCTGGCTCTGGAAATAGGTGTTCAGGTCTTCGGCTTGGAAGAATACCGGCACGCGGCTCAGGCCGAGGCGCTCTGCCAGCTGCTGGAACCGGGTGGGCGATCGGGTCGCGAGCTGCAGATCCTGCGTGACGTTGGCCAGCTCTTCCATGTTCTGCACGGTGCGGCCTGCGTCGCGCAGCTCACGCGAGATCCGCTCCAGCACGATCTGCTGGCGAGCACCCATGCCGCCGCCGACAATACCACCGCCGACCATACCAGCCATGGCAGCGTTGAACGCCTCCAACAGGGTCTCGTCAGTCCAGCGGAAGTCCGCGCCCTCGACGCCTGCCCTCTGCAAGAAGTATTGCGCGCCCTCTTGGAAGAACTCCTCGACACCGCTGGCGACCACCTCGCGCCCGATGCGGCGCAGATAACCTTGCGACACGCGGTTCAGCACCTCTTGGCTGACCTCGCTGTATGCCTCGCGGGTCAGCGCCCGGCCTGCGGCACCGCGCACAAAGCGCGCCGACGGTCCCAGCGCGAGCTCGGTCAGGCCAGACAAGGTGCCGAACAACGATGCCCGGGCGATCTCTTCGGTGGTGTATGGGGCGTCTTGGATCGCCTGCTCTGCAGTGATCCCAGTGAAGCCACGCAGGGTGCCGTAGCTGAACACCGCGGTGCCCGCGCCTGCGGGGCCGCCCACCAAGAAGCCGCCTGCGCCGATCGCCAAGGAGCTGCCGGCGTCGATGACCGCCTGCGTGCCAGTGAACGACGCCCACTCAGCAAGGCTGCGGAAGTCGCGGATGTCGGTGAAGTCGACCGTGCGGCCCGCTGCCAGCAGGCCTTGGCTTTCGCTGTAATCGCGCAGGACGTCGCGCAGATAGGTGACGCTTGCCTCGTTGCCCGCGACCACCTGTGCCACCCGGGCACGCTCTGCTGCGCGCTGCTCTGGGTCCATGGCGGCATAGCGCTGCAGCTGCAGGATCGAGGTACGCGCATTGCGCCCATCGCTCGTGGCGAGCATCTCATAGTTCGGGATGACGCCTTCGTTCAGCTGATCTTCCAGCGCGCGCAGCGTGCCGAGATAATCGATCGACGCCTCGAGCGCGGGCTGCTGCCCTGCCAGCTGCAACGACGGGCGCATCGACCGCATGCTCAGCCACCACGACCGGGCTGCCGCAGAGATGTTGCCGGAGCCGGTCGCTTCGCGCACAAGGCGCTCGCTGGTCAGCTCCCAGTCGATGATGCTGGGCACCTCGTCGAGCACCAGCCCGGCGTTTTCAGGGGCCTCGTTCATCCACTCAGTGGTAATGGGGCCCGCCAGCAAAGCGCCGGCGTTGCGCTGCTCTTGGTACAGGCGCTGAAAGCCGCCCGGATCTTGCACGACCGTGGAGGGTGCGACGCCGGTGAGCATCTGCGCTTCGACGGCGCGCCCGATGATGTCTGGCGCGGCTTGGGCTGACGATGCGCTCTGCGCCGCCAGACCGGCGGCCATACGCTTATTGTTTTCGATCAGCTCAAATAGGTTCATGGTAGCCTGCTTGCATTGAGGAGGCGCATGAGCTCTTCAAACGCCTGCCGTTGTCCTTGTACGCCCTCCACGCCAGACAGGCGCTGCAGGATCACCCGTCGGTCCATATCCTCGAGCGTGGCCTGCAGAGGCACTGCCTGCAGTATGGCCAGCCCTTGAGGCTGGGTCAACGCAATGGGTGCGCCCCCAGTCAAGTTGATCTGCTGGTTCAGGTACAGCAAGTAATTGTACGCGGTGGCCGGCGGGATCTGCAGCGCATCAGCGTTGTCTCCGCGCTCGGCAAACCATGGGCGGAACTGCTGCTCGATCTGCTCGACGCGCATGGGCTCACTGCGGAATGTGGTCTCCGGCGTGAGCTCAGGCGCGGGCATTTCGGTTGGCGGCGTGTACATCTGCTCCATGAGCGGAGAGCGCGGGCGAGTAAGCTCTGACGGCGTGATCGGTGCCTCTGGCGCGTTGCCGCCCTCGAGCTGGGTACGCACAATGTCGCCGGTCTCGACCATTGCCTGCAGCATAGCAGCGCCGCCCGGACCTGCGAGCTGCCCGCGGAACACCGTGTAGACCTGCTCGAGCAGCGCCGACGGCGTGGGAGGCACGCCATTGTTGCGGCTGGTCAGGTCGGTCTCGATCATCGCGATGGCTTCGGGATTGATGTTGATCGTGCCGACGCCGGTGATCGGGATCGACAGGCGCTCTTCGCCGGTGATCAGCTGGTCGATCGTAAAGCCCTCTTGATCGTCGATGGTCGAGATCAGCTCGAGGAACGAGGCATCGTCAAAATCTGGCAGGCCGCTGACATCGACATCCTGCATCAGCTGGCGACCGATGTTGCCAATCAGCTCGTCCAGCAGCGTCGGGTTCTCGACGATGCGTTGGCGCTGGGCGTCGCTCATCGATGCGAGCTGTGCGCGCAGCTGCGGGCGCAGCAGGCGCAGCGCTTCGGCTTCCATGCGTGCCGATACCTCGGCGCGCTCGGCGGCGTTGCTGTAGCGTGCGGTCAGCCCAGCGTAGCCTTGGATCACGTCGGGCAGCACGCCGTTGATGCGCGCCTGCGTGACCTCTGACATCAGCGTGTTGACGCCGCGGGCTGCCTCGCTCTCTGCGCCAGCTGCGGCGGTCTCGGAGCGCAGGCTCTGCTGCAGCGTCTGCAGCGAACGGAAGTCGCTGACGGACAGGTCAGCCTGTGCCGCAAACAGCGCGCCCGGATCATTGGCGAACGCCGATCGAATATCGGGGAATGGGCTGGTGGCTCGGGTGTAAAGTTCGTTGTAGATCGACTGATCGGTGACGCGCTCGGCACCGCTGCGGATCTGCTCGATGTAACTGCGAGCTGCGGCAGCGTCTGTGCCCAGCGCTTGGATGTTTTCCGGCGTCAGGTAGGTCGACACGTCGCCAAGGGTGCCGCTGCCTTCCTGCTGCGCCCGGTAATCGATCTCCACCTGTGTGTAGATGTCGCGCAGGATCTCCGCACGCTGGCGGCTCTGCATGGCATCAGAGAAGCGCAGATCGGCGGCATAGGCCTCCTGTGCCCTGATCCTGACCTCCGGGTCAGCGATCGAGCTGATGTAGTCGCCACCGGTGGCGGCAGCCGTCGTGTGCGACCATGACCCCCGCTGCATGCCGCTGGTGAGCGCGCGCAGCTGCACCTCGTTGAGCCCGTTCCAGCCTGCCTCGTGCCCGGCATAGGTCCAGATGGTCGGCCCGTCGCCCTCGCGCATATCGATGTGCATCGTACCGTTGCCAAAGCCGAAGCCCCGGAACCCGAGCTGCATCGCCTCTTGCACCAGCATCAGGCGCTCTTGGTAGTTCATGTTGGTGATGTCGATGTCGAGCGCCGCACCTTGGAAGTGCTGCGACCCGGGGGTCTCGGCTTCACGGCTGGTGCCGACGCGGGCGATCGCGTCGCGGATCACGAGCGTGCGACCGAGGCGGCGCTGCAGCACCATGAACGGACCTCGCAGCATCTCGTCCATCGTGACGGAAGCGTCAGGGTTGGTCAGGCGCGACGCGCCATCGAGCGACCCGATCAGCGGGTTGGTGCCTTGGACGACAGCCAGCGGCATGCCGTTGTAATCGATGATCTGGGCACCGCCCGCGCTGGCGTTGCCAGCCTGCGGCACAAACATCGGCGCGATGCCGGTGCGCTCAGTGATTGCCGCGGCCTCCGCCTCACTCAGCGCGCGCTGATTGATGTTGGCTTCGCGGATCTGCGGGTAAAGCTCGGCATAGGTGTCCGGGTCGATCTGGTCGGAGTACTCCTCCAGCAGCGACATAGCAGCGCCGGGCTGTCGGAACTGCGGACCTGCGAGAGCTGCCACACGAGCACCCACAGCAGCCGTCAGCGCCTCTTGCTGGCGGTTGCCTGCAGGGCTGCCCAGCTCGGTTCCGGTCTCGCCCGACAGCACGGAGGCCTGCGTGGTGCTGGTCAGGATGCGCCCGACCTGCTGGTTGAAGACCTCGTCGTTGGTCGGGTTCGATGTGATCTGGTCGAGAGCGTCCTCGATGTTGGCCTGCAGCAGCGTGACCTCGTACTCCCGGCGCTGGCCGGTCTCGTGCGAGATGACGCGGGTGGTGACGGATTGGGTCTCTTGCTGCAGCAGCGTACGCAGCGCCAGCCGCCCAGATGGACCGAGGCGCGAGCCGTAGCGCTGCTCCATGACGCCGGCAAACTGCTCTGCGCTGGCGATCGTGCGATCGGTGGCACCGATGGCATTGCCGCCCTCTTCACGCAGCACGCCGCTGTCTGGGTTGAAGATGCCGTTGCGCCAGTCGTTGCTGTCGCGCTGTGCCTCCAGCAAGACCGTCTCGCGCTCGCGACGCCCGAACTCTGCAGCCACGTTGCCCAGCGCTTCGCCGATGCGCCCGAGCTGGCGAGCATTGAACGACAGATCAGGCAGACGGGTCTGCTGGAACGGCGTCTGAGCGGCGACTGTCTCCAGTCCACCTAGATCTTGTGGGCCTTGTGTTGCAGGTGTCGGTACGCGGACCATTCAGTGCCCCCTTAACTTAGCAGCAGATCGGAGTTGCGCGACAGCGATCCAAGGCCAGCGGCAAGCCCGGCAAGGCCGGGGCTGATGCTGCTGGCTTCCAATTCAAACAGGCCTGCCTGCGCCTCGTACTGCGTGCCTTGAATGCGGGCGCGGCGGCTTTCGCGGGCAATGTTGCCTTCGAGTGTCAAAATGTCCATCTGCCCCGCGACCGTCAGGTCGTCGAGCAGCATTGCCGGTGTCGTCTCTGGTGCGTCATCGACCAGCAGGCCAGAGCCGGCGATGGCAGCACGGGCGCTGCCTATGGTCTGGTTGAGCGCCTGACGGCGCTGGGCGAGCGCGACGTCACCGCGCTGCTCGACATCTTGCGCGTTCTGTTCGGCGATGATGGCGTTGTTGCGGGCGACTGCGGCGTTGTACTCGGCCTGCGCCTTCTGGGCGTTGGCCTGCTGCACCGCGCCGACGACAGACATTGCCGTGGAGGCGATCGCCAAGGCGATACACATTATGCAGCCTCCTTCTTGTGCACGGTGCCGGCGCTCTCGTAGCCCATGCGCTGCAGCACGTTGTTGACGGTCTGGTTGTCGACGCCAGCATACACGACCGGGCGCAGAACGTCAGCACCGTTTTCGTTTGCCCACTTTTCGAAGGCGCGCAGCAGCATGACGCCTGCCCGGGAGCCGCGATCGGCCTCGCGAACATAGAAAGCGTGGTCAGCTGCGACGCGCACATCGACCCACAGATCCTGCACGATCTCGCCTACGAACGCGCCGACGAGCTCGCCATTGCTTTCGTAGCCGATCGACAGCGCCTCGGGCACCTCGATCAGCCGGGTGAGGATGTAGGCGACGCGGGCCTCGTCCATGGGATAGGCGGCATAGACGCCGGTACGGTGCATCTCGCGGGCCAGCTCGAGCAGCTGCGGCAGGTCATCGTGGGTCAAGGCTCTGATCATCAGTTGCCCCCCACAGAGACGTCCGGGGCCACGGCCAAGATCGTGATTGGCAGGGGCGAGCGCTGCTCGATGACAACCTGCTTCTCTTTGCTCCAGTCGCCCTTGAGCGTGACGCTCACGTCCTCGGTCACCATCGACAGCGGTTGACCATAGGCGCTGGGCAGGCCGAACTTGGCTTCGCGCATCAGATCTGTGCTAGGCCCAGTCCACATGCCCAGCGTGCGCTCGACCTGCACGGTCAGGCGGTTGATGTTCATCGTGCGCTTGTCGACGGTGTTGCTGCCGCCATAGGTCGAGATCGGCAGCGTGATCATCTGGCAGGTGTAGGGCAGGCCCACATGCACGCGACTGGCAGGCGTGCTGAGCGTGATCGACCCACCGGACACGACAAGGCCTGTTTCTGCATAGCCGTTGGCGGCGGCCACCACCTCTGCTCCCTCAAGGTGAGACAGCCCGGACAAGGTGGTGACCGCCTTTCTGGCAACGCCGCCGGAAGAGTAAGCAACGAAACCAGAACCGTCATACCCCGAGCCGTTAAGATTGAGCTCGAAGGTGTTGGTGGTGGCGTTAGCGACAATGAAGCCGGTGCCTGTGTAATCGGCAGAGGCCGCCTCGCGCCGGGTGTTGTTGCTGGATACCTCGAGCACGTCCGAGATGTCGACGATGTCGCCGTTGCTCAGCCCGTGCGCGGGTGCGGTGACGACCACCGGATCGGCGGCGGTCATGTTGGTAATGGTGATCGGCACGTCGAGGCTCAGGCCAGCGTCGACGCAGAAGGCGTCCTGCAGGTCGGCAAACTCGCGCTCATCAAGGCGCTCGACGAACTGCTTGACGGTGCCGTTGATCGTGCGGCGCACGACGAAATAGGCGATGTCCTTGTCGCCCTCGCGCACCACAGCCACGCTCTTGAAGTCGCCCAGCGTCGTGGCTCGGGTCCACGCATAGACCTCCTGCTCGTTCTGGTACGTCAGTACCAGCGCGGTGCCGTCGTCGCGCACCAACCAGATCAGATCGTAGGGCGACGGGGCGAAGTCCCAGTCGACGATGTTGCTGTAATCGAGCAGGTGGCGCGCCAGCACGGTGATGTCGCGGCCCGTGAACTTGTCGGTGGCGAACTCGTAGGACAGCTCGCGGATGAAGTTGCCCGGTGCCATGTAAAGCGCCACGTCGCCCGCCACAATCGGGCGCAGCGCAGTCGATCCGTAGTAGCTCTGCGGCTTGATGTTGATCGTCGACGGCGTGAAGGCGGCGTCGCCCTGCCCTTTGACACGGAACTCTGCGCCGGTGGTCAGCAGCACGAGATCGCTCAGCGGTATGATGTGCCGGATCTCGTTGATGCGCCGGGCCGCCAGCGTGGCGATGATCGCGTCGTCATCGCGCAGCGGCGTCGAGGTGGCGAAGTTGTAGAACACGCCGGTCTGCGTCATCCAGAAGCGATTGGGGAAGGCATCGGAGTTTGCGTAGATCTGACGCTGCTGGAAGAAGCCGGTGGTGCTGGGCCAGAAGCCCGCGCCTTCTTCGAATGGGTTGGCAGCCAGCGGCGCGGTGTCGCCGGTGTCTGCCTCGATGAAGTCATCGGTGAAGGTCAGGCTGTCGGTGCGCCCGACAAAGCCATACAGGCCGACCTCATCTGCCCGGTAGACGTTGTAGGTGTCGGCGTCTGCAGCTGCAGCCCATGTGATGGTGTTGTCCCACGCCAAAGCTGTCGCTGTCGTCGTGACAAATGCTGTGCGGACGCTGCCGCCGCTGACATAAGCGCCATAGCCGGTGCTGTCGATCGTAGCGCGGCTGGTGCTCATGATCTCGATGGTGGTCGAGCTAGGGACGTCGAGCACAAGGAAGCGGCGACCGTTGAGCTGGGTCATGCCGACGACGCTGTCGATGTAGATCTCGTCGCCGTATTCCAGCGTGTGGTCGGCGCTGAGCGTGATCACCGCGGGGTCGGCCTGCGTGATGCCAGTGATGGTCAGCGTCGAGCTGGACAGCGCCGACAGGCTCTCCTCGAAGGTGTCGCGGTTGTTGGCGGTCACCTTGTACTTCAGCAGATCGCCATTGACCGTCCATGTGCCGTCGCTGGTGTAGGCGGTGAAGCCCGTGCTGTCGGTGCCTTCGAGGCGGAAGGTGTCGGCATCAATCGCGCTGATGCGGTAGGTGTTGCCGTTGACCTCGGTCATGCCGACGACGCCGGTAATCTCGATCTCGGCTCCGGTTGCCAGCCCGTGGCTGGTCGAGGTGACCACAGCCGGGTTGGCCTGCGTGATGTCGCTGATGCCGCCGCTCTGGGTGTAGTTGTTGGTCAGCGCCAGCGCGGTGGGCGCGGCTTGGCTGGGCGCGAACGAGATCTCGGTCAGCGTCCAGTTGGTGTTGGTGATGCGTACCAGCTCGCGCGGCGCATAGTTCGGGTGCACGATCGTCATGACGTCGCCGCTCTGCGCGAAATCGAGCGCGAACAGGTCAGCAGCGACGTAGGGCGTCGCGATCTCGTAGGGCGACCCGCCGCTCAGGATCTGGCCGCCGTAGGTGTAGAAGCGCATGTACTGATCGCCGACCTCTAGGATGTAGGTCTGCTCGGTATTGAACTCGAAGGGGATCAGGCGCGTGATGCCGGTGGTCTTGGCCTCGGCAATGAACTGCAGGCCCGGGCGGCTCTCCATCCCACCGGTGACCCGAACGAAAAAGTTTTCGGCGCGCTCAACAGCGACGGCGCGCTTCGACAGGTCGACACGGGCGGCTACTGACGGGGAGACCTCACCGCCGGCAAAGCTGGGCTGGATGAGTTTTGCCATGCATCAATACCTCGCAGCAATCCAAGTGGCCTCAGCCGGGCGCACAGCCTCGAAGCCCTCGTTGGCGTCGGTCGCCTGCGCCTTGCCAAGCTCGAGATCGGCGAGGGTCTTCATGTCGGACATGATGGAGCGGTCGCCGGTGATCGGCATCGCGATGTACTGGGCGATGCGATACGCCAGCGCGGTGACGAACTGCGGGTCGAATTGCTGCGGGTCGGTGACCTGCTTGGTGTACTCGATCGTCGGTTGGCTTTCGTCGCACAGAATGACGTGCACGTCGGCGCTGTTGCGCGCGGTCTCGAACCGGATCGGGGGTTGATTGTCGCCCAGCGGATTGACGATGCGGATGATACGCAGCGCGTCGCTGGGGTAGGTGAACATGTAGTCCCAGTTGCCCGGCACGACGCCCGTCAGTTGGGCGGGCGTCGCGT